GCTGTCGGGATTCTCCCCCCCCATAAGATGGGCGGGGGAAACGGGGTATAAAGCGGCGAGACGTTCAAGCCTATCACTAGGAACGGCAATGTCTGCCCGTTCATACCTTAATACGGTTACTTTGCTTACGCCGATTATTTTCCCAACATCTTCAAGAGTAAGGCCGGCCGCTTCGCGAGCGTCCTTTAATCGCTTCGCAAGCCCTTGTTGTAGGGCTGTTATTTCTTTGCCCCAACGGTTTGTATCAGTCATTCTATTCACCTCTTTGTACATAACTATCGTGCCAATAATATACCATCAATAAACCTAACAGACAACAACTATTACATAAATGTATAAAAAAGTTTCCTAATTTCCTTTACAAAGAAGGAAACAAATGTTACAATTTAGTTACCTTATAGGAAAGGAGATGACAATTGTGATAAACGTAAACAGGCTCAAAGGCGAAATTGTAGCGAAGGGAATGACCCAAAAACAAGTTGCGAACGCTATCGGGATTAGCGATAGAGCTTTTCGGGCAAGACTCAAAAACGGACGGTTTAACACCAACCAAATTGAGAAAATTGCCATAATTCTGGGACTTAAAAATCCTTGGGATATTTTTTTTACTCATGAAGTTACCTAAAATGAAACAAAAGGAGTAGATTAAAATCACGAAAGGAAACGCCGTAATGACGGCGAAAGAAGTAGCCGACTTTTTCCAAATCTCCGTTAACGCGGTTTACGCCATGCGGAATGAAGGAAAACTTCACGCCTTGGAAGTGCCGGGGCTGAGGTTCTCGCGGGAAGAGGTTGAAGCGTTCGCAACGCTCAGGGCTGAATATTCAGCCACAGAGTGCCGAAGGCTTAGGGCTGAGTGTGAACGGCTACAAGATGAAAACGAATGGCTTAGAAGTCAAATCAGGAAGATTACAAGCGACTTGCTTGTAATTAGTAATGAGATTTAGAGAGGAGATGACAACATGAGAGGACTCACGCAGCCGCCCGCATGGGTAAATTCCCGCCATGGTCGGAAAGAAGGAAAGGAGATCCGTTTTACAGAAGATAGCGAGGTGACGGAGTGGAAAGAAACCGCGGCTTTATGGCTGTATATCGGCGGCATGATTGTTTTCGCCGCAGCACTGTAAATAAAAAAAAGAGCCGTGACGGCGGCAACCATCACAACTCACAACAAAAACAACTCAAGGAGATTATAACATGACGGACAAGGAATATAAAGACCGTGAAGAACGGCTATACAAGGCTATACATGCAATAGCCGAAAAGGCTTTGTGCTTCGCTTCAGGCGGTAGACCGCTTATAAACGGTGCTTACAAGAACGAAACGGAAGCATTCCGATACCGCAAGCACCTTAATAACGCAGAGTACGCATTTGAAGACGTATTTAACCTTGTCGGCGAACTTGGAAAGATTATTGAAGAACTTGAAGAAGAATACGAAGAAGAGGAGACGAAATAATGGCTACTTTATATAACATTAATCAGGAACTTTTGAACTGCATTACGGTAGAGGACGGTACGACGATAAACACGGAAACAGGCGAGGTTATCGACGTAGCTGCATTGGAAGCCTTGGAACTTGAACGTTCCGAGAAGATTAGAAATATTGCGTTGTGGATTAAGAATTTAAAAAGCGACGTAACCGCCTTGGACGCAGAAGAAAAAGCCTTCAAAGCACGTAAGGACGCGGCAAAACGCAAGGCTGAACAATTGAGTAAATACCTTGCCGACGTACTGAATGGCGAAAAAGTGACCGGCACGGACTTCGCCATCTTGTGGCGTAAATCAACAGCCGTCAACGTTTTGGACGAGAAGGCAATCCCGCCGACGTTCCTCGTACCTCAACCGCCTAAGGTTGACAAGACTGGTATTAGTAAGGCGTTAAAAGCGGGTGAAGTCGTAACAGGTGCGGAACTCGTAGAGCGTCAGAATATGAGCATTAAATAGGCGGTGATAACGATGAAGGAAATACCGTTATTGACGGCTAATGATGTTGAGTGCCGCATAAAGAAGATAACGAATGAAGGGGCAGTCCTTTTACTGTATAAGACTGCAAGGGTTGATATGCGTATCCTCGACGAGGTATACGGGTCGATGAACTGGCAGCGACATCATGAAGTTATCAATAATAACCTGTTTTGCACTATATCTGTATGGGATTCGGAGAAATCTCAATGGGTAAGCAAGCAAGACGTTGGCACTGAAAGCAATGCCGAAGCGGAGAAGGGACAAGCGTCCGACGCTTTTAAGCGTGCCGGGTTTGCTTGGGGAATAGGGCGAGAACTCTATGACGCTCCGTTTATCTGGATATCTGGGAAAGTTGGCAAGTACGACCGCTTCCATGTAACTGATATCCAGTATGACAGAGAGAAGCAAGAGTTTACCCGGCTCGTGATTTTCGACGATAAGGGCAAGGAACGGTATCGCCTTGGCGGAACGAAAACAGATCGCCCGCAACCGACAGATGACCGCCGACAGAAGGGGATTGCGGCAATCGCTGAACTCGTGAAGAAGAATAACGCAGCCGAATCCTTCGCCGACTTCTTGAGGCAAACAACGAAAAAGGACGATTTAAACGCCTTGACGATTGACGAACTACAAAGCGTATATAAAGGCTTTAAAAAGTGGCTTGAAGGCGGCAAATAATGAAGTTTACGGCTAAGGGTATCCAAGTAATTAAGTCTTTCGGAGTCGGTTTATTTATTCCGTCTCCGAAGGACAATGAATTAAGTAAAATCCTACCGACGGAAGAATATACGGTAGAGATTAAAAAAACATGCAAAAAAAGAAGCCTAAACGCTAACGCCTTTTGTTGGGTCTTGTGTCAGAGAATCGCGGAGCATTTAAGCCGAGACGGTCAATACTCAAGCCGTGAAGATGTCTACCGCAAGGCGATAAAGGACTGCGGACACTTCACTCCGATACCTGTACGAGCCGAAGCGGTGGAGCGATTCAAGAACATATGGGCGGCTCACGGAATAGGTTGGATTACAGAGGATTTGGGAGAAGCACGAAAGGCAAAAGGGTACAGGGTTCTCGCGGCTTATCACGGCTCAAGCACCTATGACACCGCCGAGATGACAAGACTCATTGACTGCTTGACTGATGAGTGCAGCCAATTAGGCATACGGCTTGAACCGCCTGAATACGTAAATAGCTTACTTAACGACTGGGGGCAAGCGAATGATAGTCAATCAGTACGGAACGTATAAAGAACACGGACACCGACATACCCGACTGTATAACATTTGGAGCGGTCTTAAAGCACGGTGCAACCGCAAGAACAACCCTGATTACGCACTCTACGGGAAACGGGGCATAAGGGTATGCGACGAATGGAACGACTTCATGAAGTTTTACATGTGGGCGATTGCTCACGGATACAGCGAAACGCTCACAATCGACCGTATCGACACGGACGGAGATTATACGCCGAGTAATTGCCGGTGGGTCAGTTGGAAGACGCAAGCGAATAATAAGCGTAATAATCACATGATTACGTTTCAGGGCAAGCGGGCAACCTTGCAACAGTGGGCAGATACGGTAGGGATTAAGGCAAATACCTTGCTCTATAGACTCAAGAGAGGTTGGAGCATAGAAAGGGCGTTAACAGAATGAACAAGAACACTAAGCAAGACCGCGAATTATTCCGCAAGACGAAGCGGCAAGCGATTGAACGGGACGGAAATTGTTGCGTAATCTGCGGCAAATACGGGTGCGATGTTCATCATATCGTATTCCGTTCGCAAGGCGGCAAGAGTACCCTTGATAACCTTGTGTGCCTGTGCCGTGAGTGTCACAACACGAAGGCACACGGAGCAAAGGCGAAGGAATACAGGGAGTTTTTTAAAAGATATATAGAAAAGTTGAGATGGGGAGAAAATAAATGGCAGAACGGCGAATGATAGCCAAGAGCATTATCAAATCGGATCAGTTTTTAGACATGCCGGCAACAACGCAGTGCTTGTACTTTCACTTGTTACTAGAGGCCGACGACGACGGCTTTATCAATGCACCTAAATCAATAATGCGAGTGATTGGGGCTAAGGATGATGACATGCGTGTGTTACAGGCCAAGGGATACATCATTCCTTTTGAAAGCGGTGTAATCGTTATTAAGCACTGGAGATTGCACAACAGCTTACGGAAAGACAGGTATAATCCCAATCCGCAGCTAGAGAATGAACGTAAACAACTGGTTGTTGCGGACAATAAAGAATACCAATTGGCAACCAACTGGCAACCGGATGGCAACCAGTTGGCAACCAGTGGTATACCGTTGGTTGCCACAGGTAAGGATAGGTTAGGTAAGGATAGGTTAGGTAAGGATAGAGAAGAAGAAGAAAAGGAGGACCCTTCGGCGGCTTGTGACATTTTAAAAGCATACGGGGATAACATTCACCCGGTCAGTTCACCGGTAGAAGCGGAAAAGCTAAAGACACTCGTTGACACTCACGGCGAAACCTTTGTGGCTAAAGCTATTGAAAGGGCCGTCATGCGGAACAAAAGAAGCCTAGCGTATATCACCGGGATTCTGAATAACTGGGAAGCGAACGGATATGACGAGGGAACGGAAGGGAAACGGACGGAAAAACAGTCAGATCCAGAACGTTCCGCAGACCTGGAACGGTTTATGCGTGAGCGGGAAGAACACAAGAAAAAGCAAAGGAGGTTCTAAAGTATGTTCACGAATGGCAGCATGGACTTCATAGAGAATTTAATCGTCGGCTCGTATCCGAATGGCTTGAGAGATAAAGACGAACGGCAACGGTACTTTGACAATTTCGTCCGAATGTTCAACCGATATGACGAACAGGACGTTGCAGACGTAGTCGAAGAAGTGATAAGCCGAGAACGATTTTTACCGTCCTTAGCGACGTTCAAAGAAGCCTTGGATAAGAAGACACAGGCCAGGGCCGAAAGCGAGCGGACAGCGATTAAAATCGCCGAATATAGAAAGCCTCGAGGCCGGGTCAACGTTCAGGCACTTATGGAACAGGCCGAAAAAATGAAAAAAGGCGAATTCGAGCGACCCATTCCGAATCGGTTACGAGAATTCGCCAAACGGTTATGGCCGGATATTACGGACAGCGTTATCCGTCGAAACTTTCCGTTGCTGATTCACTATCAGCAGAACGGATTCACGATTGACGAGAAGGGAAATGCGGTGCAGCTGTACTTATCAAAGACCGGTGAGGTCGTAGAACGGATTGTATTAGTTTAGGAGGTAAATCATGAACAGAGTAAAAGAAGATGTACAAGCGATTATCAAGGACATAACAGCCACAGCCGAGGCGTTGCGAAGCCTTCGGGGACGACTAGAGCCGATAAAAGACCGATGCTTCGGTGTGGCGGTAGCGAGCGTCCAGATAAGCCTGAGAGATGCAGAAGTAGAAGCGATACAAGCAGAGGCGTTGTGTTATCACCTGTTAGAAAAATTAGTTGTGTCAGCATCGTTAGAAGTGAAGGAAGAGCCGATAAAAACGGAGCCGTTCTAATGGAATGCGTCGGATGCGGCAAGGAATATGAAGGGCATAGCCAATTATGCCCTTCATGCCGAAAAAGATACACGGAACAGATAAAGAGGCAGCATGATTACTGGACATGCCCGATATGCGGAGGCTCGGTGCAGTTCAGCTACTGGAAGCGTCGGGAAGACATTAAAGCCAAAACGATATGTTGCAGTACACGGTGCCGGAGAATATACAAAGCGTTAACGGAGGTTAGTCATGGAACACGGAACGATTCACAGAAGCCCGGTCAACGGACAACCGGAATTCGGGCAAGATGAGATTAAGCAGCCGAATCACTACACGTGGCGAGGCAAAGAATGCGAACAGATAATTGGGGATATTACACAAGGCTCCGAGGGAAAGGAAGCGTATTACCTGGGGGCAGCCGTGAAGTATCTCTACCGATACCCGAAGAAGGGTACGGCGATTAAGGACTTAAGGAAGGCGAAGCAATATATTGAAATGCTTATTGAATTGAAGGGGGAACAGAATCATGGCACTAGATAAGACGGCGATAGATGACGTGACGTTCAGTATCGAAGGGGCTATCGATGCAGCAGAGGCGGCTTTAAGCCGAATCGAAGATTGCGGACTCGATGATTATGAGTTGGAAGCCGCAAAAGAATACTTACAAGAAGCCATAAGGCGGATTGATATGGCTTACGATATTGTCGACTTTGCACAGGATTAAGGAGGAAACAACATGAATAATGTACAACTCGAGGGCAATTTGGCGAGAGATATAGAAATATCGTTCAGCAAGAATGGAATGGCGGTAGCACGGGGAACAGTAGCGTGCAACCGGAGAATTAAAGACGGCGACGAATGGAAGGACACAGCCGATTTTGTACCCTTTACGGCATTCGGAGCGTTAGCCGAAGGCATGGACCAGTGGACGAAAGGGCAACGAGTATGGGTATTCGGTCGATTCTCAACGTCGAAATACGAAAAAGACGGCGAAACGAGATATTCAAGCAACGTCATTGCAACAGCCGCCGGCACGGCAATATTCCCGTTCAAGAAGAAAGACGGGAATAATTCGGGATTTAATGGATTAGGGACGGAAGTCGATGAGGAAATTCCCTTCTAATATCGAATAGATTGAAAATTTGGTACTTCTGACGAGTTTTAAAGTAGCCGACGATAAAATTATCATACAAAACTCTAAAACTCGTTAGAAGTCAAAATACGACGAAAAAAGGAGTAAGCGAAAATGGACAATAAAAACGAACGCGACGAAATTTTGGAACTCATTGAAGAAATGATGAAAGAGTTCGGATTAACCGAAACGAATCTACGCAATCCGATTAACGGACAGATAGAAGAAGCCGACGAGATTCACAAGCCTAACCATTACAACTGGCGAGGAATAGAGTGCAAGGACGTTATACGGCAGTTACTAGGCTCTGAGGGGTATAAACGATATTGTGAAGGGAACGTCATTAAGTATTTGTATAGATATACACGTAAGGGTACACCCGCAACGGATATTGCGAAGGCTGCGGAGTATCTAAGAATGATTGCGGAAGAGGAAGCGGGGGAACAATAAGCATGAACGGACTTGAATTAATTGGCTATGTGTGCAAGTCGGTAATGTTCTTAGTAACGGGTATGGTTCTGATTATGATATACGCAGAATGGAGTAGCCGAAGATGATACGAAGTAAAAAGACAGTGATAGACGGGATTACATTCGACAGTAAGACGGAAGCGGAGTATTACGAGTATCTTAAGAGTCTCGAAAAAGACAAAAAAATACACCGTCTTCGCTGTCATCCCATGTATGTATTGCAAGACCATGTTGAGCGGCACGGGAAGAAGTATAAGGCGATTAAGTATATAGCTGACTTCGAATATTGGAACGAAGAAGAAAAAACGCATGTAGTCGTAGACGTTAAGGGATACGCAATGGAAGACGCGAAGTTGAAGCGGAAGTTATTCGCGTACAAGTACCCGTTTTATAAGATCGTATGGGTTGCGAAGTCTAATAAGTACAGTAAAACAGGTTGGATTGATTACGACGAATTGCAGAAGCTGAGACGGAAGGCGAGAAAGGAACGATGAAACTATCTAAAGCAAAAGTTGCAAACATAAAAGAACGGATAGAGGAAGCAATCTATTATATAGAAGAGGGTGCAGACCGAGCGTGTTTTTGCGATGTTGGGGATTATGATGTGGAAACGCTGATGCATGATTTCAAACTTGCAATAAACGAACTCAAAGAAATTGAAAATATTCTTGATAATGAGGGGATACGCAATGGCACGAAGGAATAAGCGAAGACATTACCAAGCTCCGCGGATAGTAATCCTTGGCAAAACAGCGGAGAAGAACAATAAGCCGCGAGAATCAGCGTCACGGTGTGCGTTCTGTGGCCGTCCGTTGTTCAGGGAGTCCGCATGGCATTGGATGTATGACGAGTTCGGACAACGGGTTAAGAAGTGTAACAATGAGGCCATATGCAGAGAGTGCAGAAGCCAAGAAGGGGAAGACGCATATATTACGGCGGTGACGGGAAGAAGACCTAGACACGAAGAACAGGAGGAAGAATGATAGAAAAAATATTAATTCGATTAGGAACAGCAATTACAATCCTAGGGGCGATTGGTGCAATCGTAACAATTCATGTACAGGCATATGCTCAATTTAAACTGCTTGATTTCGCACTCTTTATAACCTCGTTTGATTGTTGCTTAGGCTTACTGTTGATATTTTCGGTGCAGATATGGAGAACAAAATGAGCGGACGGGAATATCTTGAGTATGTGAGAAGCTTAAATGTACGACTGAGAATAAAAGAAGATCGCATTGAACAGTTGCGTAAAGATATATGTACACTACAAGCGATTGACTACAGTAAAGACAGGATAAGCGGAACGAGTTCAAGCGATATAAGTGACAAAATTATCCGACTAGATGAGTTAATAAGTAAGACTTCTACAGAGTGGGATAGACTGATTGACGAGCGGGAACGAGCCGAACAGTTAATTAATTCGCTATTCGACGTGTACGAGCGACGAGTATTACAGTTAAGGTATGTGTATTGTAAGGGTTGGAACACGGTTGAAGACGGGTTGAACATGTCACACAAACAGACCTTTAGAGTTCATAAACGGGCGTTGCTTCATTTTAACGAGCTCTATAGAAGAGGACATAAGATGACACAATATGACACTGAATGACACAACAGAAGTATGATATAGTGTATATGTAAAAAGTAGGGGATGAAGTTCATGCGTGAACGATTCCGATGAGACAGCTGCGGCGAGTCTCAACCACTAATTCTATATGTAGTTTATTTACAGGTCGGGGCGGTCACATTGGCCGCCTTTTGCCGTAAAAAAATAAGCCCTCTTAATTGAGGGCTTTTATATTTAAACGTTGTAGAACTCACATACTTCAGTCGCTGTAAACGGTATAACTAAGCCAATAGAAAGAAGGTGAGAGTATATGAATGAAGAGAAAAAGAGTGAAAAATTAAATCCGAAGCAAGAGAGATTTGCTATTGAATACATTAAAGACATGAATATGACAAAAGCAGCGGAAAGAGCGGGATATAGCAAAAAGAGTGCGATAATGCACGGCTCAAGATTGCTTACGAATGCTAAAGTACGGGAAAAGGTCGCAGAACTTGAAGCGGAAGTAAAAAACGAAGCGATTGCAACGGCTCAAGAAGTTGAAGAGTTCTTAACGTCAGCAATGAGAGGACAATTAACAGAAGAAAAGAGTTATAAAAACGCGAAAGAGAAGAAGGAAAAACAGATCGCAATGAAAGAGCGAATAAAAGCGGCTGAACTTCTCGCTAAGCGTTACGCGTTGTTGACCGAGAAGACGGAGTTAAGCGGTAAAGACGGACAGCCGATTGTTATAGAGTTCTCTCATATGCGACGGAACGAAGATACAGAATAGTCTTATATACATATATAGGGAAAATGGAAACGCTGAAACTGATAGAAATATTCCTTGAAGTTGTATAAAAGTATCGTATAAGCACGGGATAGAAGAAGAAAAACGGAATAAATATGAATATTACAATCGATTACATGCCAAATGTACGGCAAGATGAATTTCATATGTGTAACGCTCCGTATGCAGTTTACGGCGGTGCAAGAGGTGGCGGCAAGACCAAAGCGTTAGTTATGGATTGTCTCGCTTACTGTCTTGAGCATAACGGCTGTAATGCGTATTTGTTCCGAGAAACATATCCGAATCTTGAAGCGAACGTAATAAGAGAGTGGAAGCGGTCAGTTCCGAAAGAGTTGTACGAGTATTCGGAGCAAAAACACATTGCGACGCTAATAAACGGATCTAAAGTATTATTTCGATATGTACGGACTGAAAAAGACGCGGAAACATACCAAGGTCAAGAGTTCGACTACCTTGGCATTGATGAGTTGACGAAGCACACGGAACGAACAGCTGAGTTATTAACTGCGTGTCTTCGTTCGTCTCGTGGCTTCCCTGTCCGCTTCCGCGGTAGTTGCAACCCTGGCGGCAAGGGTCACGGATGGGTTAAGCGTAAATACGTAGAAGCGACGGAATACGGCAAGCATGAAGTTATCGACAAGACAACGGGACTAGAAAAGATGTTTATACCCGCACGTGTGTATGATAACGACGTTCTTATGAAGAACGACCCGAATTACATAAAGCGTCTTGAAGCGTTGCCGGAGCAAGAGAAGAAAGCGTTTTTATACGGTGATTGGGATGTATTTATCGGGCAAGTTTTTGCCGAATTTAACAGAGATAAACACGTAGAAGAGCCGTTTACGATTCCTGATGACTGGATAAAAGTCCGCTCGATGGACTGGGGATTTTCTAAGCCTTTTTCCGTACATTGGTATGCGATTGATTATGACGGCGTTGCTCATTGTTATCGTGAATATTATGGCTGTACAGGCGAGCCTGACGAGGGTTTGAAGCTTACGCCGGACGAGGTAGCCGCCGAGGTAGTGAGGTTATCGGGCAATGAACGATATGCGTATGACGTAGCAGATAAAGCGATTTGGCAAAAAGACGACCGTATGAAATGGAGCGTCCAGGGCGAAAGCATAGCGGAAATCTTTGAACGCCACGGGATTTATTTTACGCGTTCCAATTCTGAACGCATTGCGGGTAAACTAATGGTTCATCAGTACTTAAGGGAAGATAAAATTAAATTCTTCTCTAACTGCAAACACATGTTAAGAACACTACCCGAGCTTGTATATGATGAGTCAAAACCTGAAGACGTAGATACAACTCAAGAAGATCATGCGTATGACGAGTTGCGGTATTTCTGCATGAGCAGACCGATTAAACCGACATGGCAGAAGAAGGAATTTAATGACGGGTATAAAACGATGGATGAAGCGGAAGAGGTGACAGCATGGGGGATTTAGAGAATTTTGATATAGAAGCGGCACGGCGAAGGGTAAAGAGTGCATTAAGTGCGACGAGCGATTGGCGAGAACGAGCGAAAGAAGATTACGAGTTTATGCAAGGCAAGCAATGGGCTGACGCTGATTTATCGCGTATGAAGAAAGCGGGAAGGCCTGCAATTACAATTAATAGAATCCGACCGGTTATAAATCTTCTTTGCGGATATGCAGCACAAAACGAGACGGAACCGGACTTTTTACCGAGGTCTGAAGAAGACGATAGAATAAGCCGAGTTGCTAAAGGTATTACAAAGTATTGTCTTGACCGTGCGAATTATCAACGAACGAAGAATAAATGCTTCAGAGATAAGGTCATATGTGGACTTGCGAATTACTGGATTACGTATGATTTCGATTACTCACGGCTTGACGGGACTATCAAGATTGACAGAGTAAGCCCGTTTGACGCATTTATAGACCCTGAAAGCCAGCAAGAAGACTTGAGCGACGCTCAATATTGCGGCCGTTATTCGTGGGAAAGTCCTGATAAACTGCGGCAAATATACAGCGACAAGCAGAAAGAAATAGACACGCTGCAACACAAATTAGATAGCACGGAAACGGCTGTTGACACGATAAACACGGAAAAACTTTGGTATGATACAGACTTTAAGAAAGTACGAGTAGTTCAGTATTGGTATAAAGAGTACAAAACTCAAGAAGTCTATATGACTAAAGAAGGCGTTGTTACAGAAGATAATCCGTTATTTACACAGCTTAAAGCAACGGGAACGCCACCGACAACGATACCGAAGACGGTTATACGATATGCGACGTTTTGCGATGATGTTTTACTAGAAGAAGGCGAAAGCCCGTATAAACATGGCAAATTCCCGTTAGTGCGTGAATATTGCTACTACACGGGAGAACTGTCAGACGCCGAGTTAGAACCGGCGGGAGTTGTGCGAGACATTAAGGACGCACAGAGGGAATTAAACAAGAACCGCAGCCAACGCATGCACGTTGTCAATCAGCAGTCATTAGGCGTTAAATTCTGGACTGGTGTCGTTGACGAACAGCTAAAGAAGACGATAGCGGAAAAAGCAACAACGCCCGGAGCAAACATATTCTTACCGAACGGCGTAAGCTATCAAGACGGTACACCCGCTTATGACAGTTCTGTAAATATAAATCTTGAGCAGCAATCAAGCAATGATTTTTATTCTATTAGCGGCATAACGCCTGAATCATTAAGCGGTAGCGTTGGAGCGATGAGCGGCAAGGCGATCGACTTACGGCAGTCAGTAACGACGGTGCAGACAGCGGGAATATTCGACCAGACGAAGGAAACAGAACGGCAGATTGTTCAGCTTCTTTGGGGTGATAAGAATGCTGAAGGACTTATACCGCAGTTTTACAACCAAGATAAAGTAATGCGGATACTGGGCGATGACGGGCAAAAGGAATTTATACAAATTACGCCGAATTTAGGGCAACCTATGCAAGAACAATTTGCGGTTGACCCGACAACAGGAATGCCGAAAACAGACGAAGACGGCAACCCGATTAAGAAGATATTATATGACCTTTCTTGCTTTAATTTCGATATCGTCATTACGACTTCGCAAGCGTCTGCAACGGCACGACGGGCGAACCTGTATCAACTGCTTGAAGCGAAGAAATCAGGCGTTGATATTCCGATGGATATCATTCTTGACTTTATGGACTTCCCTGAAAAAGAAAGCGTTAAGAAACGCATGCAAGAAGCGGCAGAGCAACCGAACCTTCCCGATGTACGCATAAACGGACGGCTTGCGGATTTACCCGCCGAAGCGTTAAGCACAGCCCTTTCAAGCATAGGCGTACAGATGTCTCCTGAAGAGATATTGCAAGAACGGTTGGCAATGAAGGGATACGCACCGCCACCGCAGATACAACAACCGCAAGGCGTACAACAATTAGGGCAAGACCCGCAACAAATGCAGTTATTGCAGAATATGCAACAATTTTAAAAGATAAAAACAGACCTGGACACGTCTATAAACTGTCCCCTCCTTTTCTCGTCCTTAGCAAGACGTTAAACGGCTAACTGTAAACCACATTCGCCCGGCAACGGCGTTAAACTGCAATTATATTTTTCGTCCGGCAATGACGTTAAACGGCAGAAAGGATATTGCTATGGATAACAACGAAATGGTTAATGCTGAAGAAATGGGCTTTACTCAAGAAGATTTAGAGGTCGTGAAAGACGAAATGGAACAGGGCAACCCTGAAGAGTCTGACAGTAAAGAACCCGAACCGCAAGAAAGCGGCGAAAAGCCTGAACAGTCTGAAGAGTCTGAAGACCATGACGAACAGCCTAAAGAAGCCGAAGGCGAAGAACACGCCGAGAATTTAAAAGCGGCACTTGCTCAAGAACGGGCAAGGCGTAAAGCGGCCGAAGAACGGGCAAGGACGTTACAGGCACAGCAAGCACCAGTTACATTGCCTGAACAGGAAATAGCTAATATCCGAGATTTTGCAAAACAAGAAGCGTTAAAGCGGTTAGGGGTAAAGGCTGAAGACGTGGAAGGGTTAATGTATGAAGACGAACAAAAATACAAAGACCTTTTGAGGCTACAGACACAAATTGAGTATGTAGTTTCTAACCAAATGCACAGCCGATACGACCAGATACAGAAGAATCAAACGTTTGTGAATGAAATAAAATCAATCCCGAACTTCAATGAACTGTATCAAGACGGCGTAGAAGCCCTTAACGAAATGACGTTAAAAGACGCAAGACCGATTAACGACGCATTCGCCAATATTGACAACGGGGAAGGTACGGAAGCGGATTTTGAAATCGTCCGTAAATTTGTAAAAGAACTACAAAACAAACGGGCGGCAACAACAGTAAAGGACAGCCCGTTAGATGTAGCCAAGACCTTACCGAAGGCGGGAGCGTTAAGCGGCGGTAATACCACACCGCCGAAGTTAAGCGATGAAGAAATTTTGGAAGCGTACCAAAACGGAGAAGCGGACAAGCTCCCCGAAGATGTACGCAAGTATTTTGATAATTTACTTGAATAGGAGATAAAAACATGGCAAACGAAACTCAAATCCCCGCTAATTTAGTACCGAAGGTATGGGCTGCAAAAGTATGGACGGAAGGCGTTAAAGCGTCTTATTTCGATAAATTCACGGACGCAAACGGCAACAACGTAATTCATAAGAACGTCAAATTAAAAGGCGTTAAAGGCGATAAAGTATACTTTGGCCTTGCGATGAACCTTACGGGTGACGGTATCAAGGGTAATAACACGCTCGACGGACACGAAGAAGAATTACACATTTACGATTTCGCTGTTCCTGTCGAACTCGTTCGTAACGCTGTCGCTCGTTTTGTGGCAGATGACCAGAAAAGCCCGTACGAAAACCTTCAGATTATTAAACCGGCTCTTCAACAGTGGGTTACGGACTGGCTTGATGATACCTTCATTAAGAAGTTAACCGCTTCCCCGACAACTGGAGAAGTTATTTTTGCTTCGGCTGCAGGTACTGAAGCCGGTACGACGGCAAACGACAAATTAACGTGTGCCTTGATTTCCCGTGCAAGACGTAAAGCAATGCTTCACGCTCCGAAGGTGAACCCTGTAAAAGTAGACGGTCAAGACCGCTATATTATGTTGGTTTCGCCCTGGGCGGCTAAAGACCTTAAAACGGATCCCATATGGATTCAGGCTCAGGCACAAGCAAACGTCCGTGGCCGAGAAAATCCGATTTTCACGGGTGCGTTAGGCGAATATGACGGCGTTATCCTGTACGAATATGAACGTATTCTTAATACGACTACAGGGGCAAGCAGTGCAAATGTATGCCATAACTTGTTGCTTGGCAAACAGGCTGCGTGCTTTGGTGTTGCAAAAGAAGCTACCCCGATTAAACAGGTCAGCGACTATGGCAACCGTGAAGGTAACGGCATTTCCTTGTATGCGGGTATTGAAAAATCGAAGTATAACGGCAAGGATTACGGCGTAATTCAAGTTATTACGGGCGGCACGGTAGAAAAATAATGAACGCAAAGGACAAAGGGGGAAGGGATAACCTTTCCCCTTATTCTTTTATGAGGTGTATATGAGAGTTAGAGATTTAATTAATAGGGCGTATATGCAAGTTGGCGATACGTCACAAGAGACATACACGCCTTATCAGTTTTTAGAGTTTTATAACGAGGGTAACCAGTTACTAAACACGCTCATGGGAAAATATTGCCCTAGCCTTGGAGTTGCTACGTATGAAGATAGAGGAGTCGGGCAAATTTTTCTACCTAATCAGTGCGTGGCAATTAGAAAGGTTACGGCAGACGGGCAAGAGGTTAGCGGGTATCAGGTTCTAAACTTACAAGATATACGGTTTAAGGCAGATAAAGAACAAGCTATATCCGTTGATTATGTGCCGTCGGCAGAGTATAAAAAATTCGATGATAACAGTAATTACCCGGCTGAACTTGAAACTCTTTTAGTTGATTATATGGTTGCCCGCATTATGAACATAGACGTATCAGGAATTACAGGAAGCATGATAGAGATTTTACGGTCGCTTAATAACAGTTCTGACAGTGAAAGCGGCTACGTTCTTTCTAAGGGGTATTGGGATTATGACAGTACAAGAATTGATTACACTGATTAGTGTAGAAAGCAATGAGATACTGGACGATAACAACGACTATATCCAGTATATAAACACTGGCATTGATTACCTCTCCATGATACTGGTTGCAATCCGTGATAATGAAGTGGTTAAGAGTATGACAATAACTAACAATAGCGACGTTCCTACCAACTTTATGGGGTTCGTGCCTAAAAGCGGGTATCCCGTGCGGATTGTAAACGGACTGTTCTTAACGTATGACGGTGAAGACGTACAAGACGTATTTTACAGTATTCGCAAGAACCATATAAATTCCATGGATTCGGCAGTCCCGTTTAGCGAGTTTTTTACATCGTATCTTGTACAACTCATTTCCTTTCTGATTAAAAAGAAGTCGTTAATGATTGATTACGCCAATTATGATAAAGGGTTTATTGACCACTTGACGGAGTTAATCAAGGCGGCTAGAGGGCTTACATAATGGGCGATAGAGCAATAGCAAGTACAAACGGATATAGGCTTGGCCTTGACTGGAGCAATCCGCCTGAAGGGATTGATATACAGGCACTCACTCAAGCGATGAACTGCGAGTTTGATAGAACGGACAACGCCTTAAGAACGGTATCAGGGGTAACCATTGCGTATGACGCGGGAATGTCGATAGATACATTATATTACGATGTGTATCGACATAAGTGGTACTTTTCGCACGGAACAGAATTATACGAAACGGATCTAAAAACACGTAAGCGATTAGGAACACTCACGGGACAGCACAAGCCGAAGTATCACGCTTACAGCGGTGATATTCTCATCGCAAGCGGCGGGAAACTACAAGCCATAAGCGGAACGGGGGAGTTATCGACGGTAGATGGCTCTCCGTCTTGTGAGATTGTAAACAGCCATGCTGGTCGTGTTCTCGTTGCGTCTATCTATTCCCATCGGCTGACGTGGTCGGCTATTGGTGATTATCGCAGTTGGGAAAACAACAAAAACGACAGCTCAAGCGGACAGTATTTAGACGTTGGGTACAAAGATAAGGGGGCAATAGTTGCCGTTGATTTTCTTACACGTGCGATTATTGTTTATAAGGAATACGGCAAGGTTTATCAGGTTGTTGGAACACCTGACGAAGGGAATTTGTCCGTATATCCTTTGTCTAGCACAGGGTTTTGCAGTGGTTCGGCGATTAACATAGATGACAGAAGTTATTACCTTGGGGAACAAGGCTTGATGTCGTTCATGCCGACAAATACATACGCAGAGATACAGCCGTTTGAGACAGGGCTAAACATCAATTCTTATCTACTTACTTATGTGGGAAAGGATTGCGAGATGTGGCATTGTCCGAGCCGTAAGCAATTATGGATTAAACCGCACAACGGCGGCGGTATTTTCCTGTATCACTACTTGCCGAGGTATCAGGACGGCCGAGGAGTGTTTACGTCACGGCAGTTTGTTCATGACGTGCATGAAGTAGTAGATGTTAATAAAAACATTTACGTTGCGTACGGCAATAAAATAGGGGTACTCGATGACCGCACGGACTTAGATGACGGACAGCAGATAGAAACGTCTATAGTAAGCGGAAACAGACTTGCAATGCGGCTATTCGTTCTTATTATGAATTACAATTTTGTAACTCATAACCTGATAGACGGATACGGTAGCGTACAAATATCGGACAAAACTCCGAAGCCTGTAACGTTTGCTAGTAAGTCAACAAGAACATATTACGCCGATGAACGTACTTTTAGTGCGGATGATAAGCTAAACGTTAATGAGTACACGAAGGTATATAAAATTGGCGGCGGTGCTAATCGTAACGTACAGTTTAAAATCCATGTGCAAAAGGGAGCTATTTCCTTACGGCAGTTGGATTACACATATGAAGAGGTATAGCCTATGGCATATAAAGAAAAATACGCACTTGATATAACGCCGCAAGGCGATACAGTGCGGCAGAGTATTAAAAAGAACCGTGATGAAATATTAGAAGTCGCTAGAACGGTCGAATTAAAAAGCGGCGGCGGTGCGACGGGTCTCCGCAATAGATTTCTTAACGGCAAGATAAGCAACGGGGAATATTCCTTTTTGACAGGTGACAACCTTGGCGTAACGCTCGACGGAACACAAACGCCCGTAATTGTATCGTTTGCAGACGGGTATAACGAGTTTGGGGCAGTTGATTACGTCGCGTCTATTGATAGTAAGGTGAGTGCTTGGAGTTTGCTGCCTAACAAACCGCAGTACATATATGTAGAGCGGACTGGAAGCGGTGCTGTAAGTTATGGCAGTACAACCGTAAAGCCGGTGCGACAGTCAACGCCGCCTGACACGGTTTTAAACGCCATGTACTACAACGACATTATGGACATGATGTACGTATATAACGGATCCCAATGGGAACGTAAACAACGTGTACTTATTGCCGAGGTCGTAACAGACGGAACGAGCGTAAAGACCATTAAATATTATCAGCCGAGTATGAACGGAAGCGGCATTGCGACAGGTTCTATCACAAGTACGCAAATTGCTAACGAGGGCATAAAATCCGTAAGTATTGGTAATGGAGAAGTAAAGACGGTAAACCTTGCGGATAAATCCGTAACCAAAGCTAAGTTAGCCGATGACACTTTAAAGCATATAAACGACGCTGATAACGCTGTTAGAAGTGACTTAACCAATCACAAAGCTGACACAGCCGCACATAAGCCGATATTTGACGGGTTCGTAAAGTCAGCGGCTTATGACAACGGCAAGTTAAAAGTAACACACGGAAGCGGGGTAATCGACTCCGTCAACATTATTACAAGCAATGCCGACGACACAAATTTGTCATTAGGCGTTTCGCTTGGGGCTGTCAACTCGATTATTTCGGCTCTTCATATTAAAGACGGTAATGACGTTGTACAAGCATTGGGGAATACAGGGCTGTCATCTATCGGTATGGAATTTAATACGAGCAATCCAGACTTGTGGTACATGAAGTTCGGTAAGGCTTTTCACAATTTCACCATACAAGGCGGTAAACGACAGGTAGGGAAACAGGTTGACACCCGTAATGACCCTATGATATTCCCCCGCCAGACATTCGCTACTGCTTTTAGTGATAAATGCTTATGGATGGGATTCACCATTACGCCTGTAGCCAATGGAACATACGGACGTTTTTGGGGTAATTCAGCCGCTTCCGTATTTGCTCGCGAAATGAACAAGACAGACTTCACGTATGAAGTTCATTCTATGCTTGAAGGGATGTTGCTCGAAACGGCAACAATGAAATGGATCGCCGTGGGGGTATAGTCATGAAAACAGACAGCTTACAAGACATGGTAAAAGACTATGAACGGCGAACGGGTGAAAAGGTTTCATTTGATGGCTTTTTCTTTGATGAAGGCAATCATTTCCGAGATGATAACTTTCAATACTTTAACTTCTTCCCTAATGAGGGATTTATATTTTGGGGAATTAATGAAGAACACGGGGAACGCGTGTTTAGCATTTTACAGACATACGGAAACATGAAAGTAATCGGAAAATTCATTGTAGACGTAATGGACAAGAACAAACTTGATACAATCGTTACGGCTACGGCACGAAAAAGCGTAAATGGGTTTGTTAAAAAGTGGGATATGAAACGGCTACCCGCCTATGACTACACTTATTACGGGAAGGATTATAAAGTCCTTATAACGAACAAAGAAAGCCTTGAACGCACCTTATAGGAGAAAAATATGATATTTAACTTACAGCTTTTCGGCGGTGGCGGTAAAAAATCAAAAGTATCGCATACTGAAGCCCATTTGCCTGAAGCAAGCGTTGAAGAAAAAGGCCTACTTCAAAACCAGTTAAACTGGATTAATGGAGCAAATGCTAGTGCTAACAGGCTTCAAGGCATGGGAGACGGAGCGTTAAACAACGCCGTCACACCGAATTATCAAGACATGTATAACAGTTATTTGGCCGCCAATAATGGCAACCAAAACGCACTGGCGGCACTACAAAATCAAGTATCATCTGCAGGGACAAGGAACCTTACGGATAATACAAAGTATGCTCAACAACTTGGGGCGGCAACGGACGGAATGGTAAATAACGCCGACAGTCTAGCCAACGAGTATAACGGAGCGGTACTAAAGAATCAGGCCGCCATGAACGACATTACTCAAGGCAATATCCCTGAAGCATACGCAAAGGCACGGCAGACGGCGTTAAATAACGATTTACAAAGTACCGTTGGCAACGCGTTATCAGGCTTGGCTAGTCGCGGGATTATCAACTCATCACAGGCCGACAGTGCTATCAATGACATATCCAAAAACGCAACGAACGCACTGGCAGCCCAATACACTCAAGATATTAATACGGCGGCTAACCTCAACAATCAAGCCTATACCAACGCTTTAAATGGTATAGGGGCAAAGATGAATTTATGGGGCAACCAATTCAATAACCAACAGTCTGGAATTATGAACCAGGCGGCGTTAATGAATCAGGGATATGCCAATCAGGTGAATAATGCGGGAACAGCCGCGGGACTTGTCGGACAGCGTGAAGGATTGGCGGCCGCTCCGATTAGTACAGGCAGTTCGACGCAACAGGCGGCAATACAGCCGGCTAAAGATTATTACACTATGGCACAGCTTAACAATTCTGACAATGAGGATTTGTTAAAAGCCTATATGCAAGGACGTTACGGATTAGCCGCACCCGCACAAACGACAGTACGACAAGGAAGCGGCGGATTTTTAGGAGGATTTATGAGCGGATTTTGTTTTGCAAAAGGGACAGAAATAGCAACGGTTGAGGGCAGTAAGCCGATTGAAGAAGTTATTACGGGTGATAAGGTTATATCCCTTGGGAAAGTGCTTAACGTTATTGCTATGCACGAAATGGGCGAATCTCCGACGGTACGACTTAACACGGAAGATACAGGCGTGGTTACTACCGCCAGTGAAAAGGTACTTACTAACGACGGCTTGAAGCTTGTATCTGAAGTAGAAGTTGGCGAGCCTATTATGACGGTACACGGTTGGCAAAAGGTCACAAGCAAGGAAGATACAGGCATTACAGAAACGGTATATGAACTTGAATGTGACGGGGATAATCTGTTTTACGCTAACGGTATCTTAGCCGAAGGGATTAGCCAGGAAGAATTACAGGCCTTGAATGATGGCGAAAAGAAGAAAGGCAGTAAGAAAGGAGAAGCCTAATGAGTACGATTTATTTACAGGACTTTGAGCCGTGGGCGGCACTTGGTAAGCTTGCGGGAATGTACGCAACCCATAGACTGGGACAGCTGAATGAAAACAACATGGCTAAAGGGCTTAACGATGTTCTTGGCGGTGGCGGGAATGGACAGCAACAGGCCGCAGACAAAACGGCCGTTGTAGATGACGGCCGTAACGGATTATGGAATCAGTCGTTACCCGCTTCACAATTTAATGCGGGGCAGTATATGAGTAATTCCCTTCGTAGTCAAATCGGCAATGGAAACGGTGGATTATGGGGATTCGGGCAAAGTCAGAACACAACGCCCATTACTCAAGCTGCACAGGCTACACCTGTAACACCTACACCGACAACGGCACAGCCGATACAAAACAGTAATGCCGATACGACGGCGGCACCGGCGGCATTTTCTTCGACACCTTCGTTTAATCAACGTGGCGGTTTATGGGGATTTGGCCAACAACCGCAACAGCCGCAAGGGTATTTTGGCATGGTAACGGGGAATCCGAATTTTTTCGGTAATGCGTCCCGCGAGGTAGATAGCACCGATACGGATAACAAGACGCAACAGGATAAGCCGGGCTATCAAGTTCCGAATAAGAGCGACATTATAAAGGACGCACGGAAGCGGCTAGGGGCAGATGTATTGACCCTCGTTAAATCGGGTATGGACTTTAAAACAGCTAAGGGGATCGCCGAGGAACTCTATAATACCGATGTGAACAACGAGTACACCAAACAGGCTAATGCGTTCTCTGATAACGTTCTTGCACCTATGCGAAATCAAATCATACAGAGCCTTATTTATACCAAGGATAAGGACGGTAATACGGTTGTTGATACGTATAATTCGCAGAAGGTTAAGGGCATTGCGGCCGCCGTCGATAGGTACAATTACTACGCTAATAAGATAGGTGCTGAAAAAATTGACATGAACAACCTTAACAGCATTTATGCGTTGCATGATGATTACAAGTTCCAACAGATGAGTAACGGACACGTTGCCCGGTTCAATATGACTCAAGGCACAATTGATGACGTTGGCAACTACGCAAAATCAAACATGCAGCAAGCACAGAACGGCCAAATGTTCGTAATGACCGATGACGGTAAGATACAAAACCTTGGTAACTTCGGAAAGAAAAATATCAAGGTTATGAATGACGGTACGGCTTACATGGTAGGGGCTGACGGCTCAATGAAGTATGTTGGTAAATACGTTGACCCGACGAAAGCGGCAACGGCGAGAGCAGCACAGCAAAACGCAGCCGTTAAAAACCTCGTTACATTACATAAGGCATGGCAATCAAGCCACCCTGGAGAGGACGAATCTGAAAGCCCGTATTATGCTAAGCTTAGAACGTCTATGGGCTTGGCTAATCCGACGTACTCCGACGAAGAGCAACAACAGGTTGCTGATAGAATTAACCAGTTAAAAGCGTCAGGGGTATCGTCAGCACAGATTAAATCCGAGTTAATCGCAAAGGGTCTTAACAGGTACGCCGATTGGGTGCCTGATGATTAATAGAAGGGGCGTTTACAACGTCCCTTCTTGTTTATATATGAAAGGGTAAAACATGGGAGCGTTTGACAACCTTTTTCCGAACGAACAAGATAGTTTAAATTACACACCGCAAGGGTATTTTGATGATATTGTAGAAAACGGTATCATTCAGCAGCAGTTAGCCCAACAACAAGCGGCACAGCAAGCACAACAAAGTGGCAGCGGGTCTATTATTGACGGAATCGCCAACAACGTGGAATACGTAAAAAACGGCATTGCGAACAATGTGGAATACGTGCAAAACGGGTTTGATAATGCCGCAAAGGCAGCCGCTGACCAAGCGGAAACGACGTTAACCAATATAGGCAATACGGTTAGGGATTGGGGCAATAACGTTAAAGACGCTTGGGATAATTACACGTATCAGACAGGGAATGCAATTGTTAACGCAGCCAACGAAAACGGCGGCGTTGTTCCCCTTGTGGTATCCGATGACCCTGAAGCAACTCTTACGCAGTACGGCGGCACGGATTACACCAACGCACGAAGAAACTTATATAATGAAGCTATCGGCAAGCCCGCTGCCAATCTGGCTATTACTCCGTTCATGCCGACACCTATACGAGCAGTAGCCGGGATTGCGGCCGCTCCGATGATTGCGGGAGACCTTGCAGAGATTGCAACGCAAAACGCTGAAGCTAAAGCAAGCGGAGAAGCACCCGAAGGAATTATGGGGAATCCTGTTATAGCAACGGCAAAACAGTTTGCGATAGACCCTATTATAGACCCGGTAACACGTGCAGTAAGTGACCCTTCTGGGTTTATTGGTAGTATCGTTGACAATCCTACCAACCTTTGGAGTGATGTATTTTTGCCTGTAGAGTTAACTAAAGGGGCAGTACCCAAAGGAGCAAAGGAAGGCATTTATAATAAAGTCTCCGACGTAATCCCTGAACGGGTTGGCGAGATTAAAGAAAAGATAGGCGAAGCGGCAGAGAACGCACGTAATAAAGCGGCGGGAGCATTTGACGATATAGGTAGAAACGAAATTACAAACGAAACGCCTGAACTTGCAGCCGCATACGAACCGCAAGGCATGTTTGAAGGGGTTATCCCTGAAGAAGCTGTTAGCGATTACGTAACACCTGAACGGCCTGAAGGTGGGTACGAAGAAACGGGAAATATTCAGAATGATATTTACAACCGTTACCGTGCGGCGGGATTTACGGACGTGGAAGCGGCAGCCCTCACGGGGAACATTGGGGCAGAAAGTAGCTTTGATACGAGAGTCGTAAGCCATGACGAATATGGATCAGAAGGGCTAATTCAGTTTACAGATGACAGATTACAGGGATTAAAAGACTACGCAGCAGAAAGAGGTCTTGACCCTTATGACTGGAAAACGCAAATTGATTTCTCTATTCATGAGTTAACAGAGGGGAACGAAAGAGCCGCATTAAATACTATGCGAGAACACCCCGACGCAACACCGGAAGAAATGGCGGTTATTGTTCGTAGGGAATATGAACGACCTAATCCCAATGTAGCTAGAGATGAAGAACGCCAACGTATTGCCCGTGAAACGTTTGACGGTAATTACGGGGATTATAAGAGTACGCCGAGAAATGGAGTATCTGAAAATGGCGAATCTCGTCGAATCCAACAGGCTGAAAAGGAAATTCCTCATGAAATCGTTGAAAGCGATAAAAATAATTCTCAAGTAAGCGGAGATGAAGAAAATTTAAATATTTCGGCAAAAAATGACCTCGTAGAATCGGATTTAAACCGTTCTAAAGATGATTTGAATATGGAATCTAGCACCGATAATACAAACGGCGTTAGAAGTGAAAATAAGGCGGTTTTTGATGATTTAGCCGAAAATAACGCAAAAAAAGAGGTGACAAGTCAAAATATTGACATAACGCCTGATAATTTAATCAAAAAACTTGAAGAGTCAGAAACTGTAAACAATACTTTTGCCGAATATAGTCGTAATGAATTTGAAAAATACCGAGGTAAGTCTCAAGAAGAATTAAAAGACCTTATGAGGGAAAGCCTGGGGGAATACCGTAATGGATTAGTCGATCCGTTAGGCAATAAAGTATGGCTTGATTACGGAAAAAACAAAGAAAATATAGACGGCATGATAAAACACTTTGGGGCGGGGTATGGAAAAGAAAACATACATGCCAAGCGAGCATTTGGGGCAAGATTATTAGGGGAAACGGTAACCAATCCTGATTTTATATTAAGTACAACCGTTAAAAAAGGAGAGACGTTAATTCCTAGACATGTTTACCTGAAATACTGGAAAGGAAATGACAATATAGGTCATTTCATAGCCGTAGAAAAAGCGGGAAACGAAAAAGGGAAAGTTGTAACTTCGGCCGTTGGTTCAGACAAGCTGAAAGATAAAGCGGGGGCGTTTCGGGCTTATAAAGGGCAAATAAAAAAGGCTGACGCAATAGAATACGTCAACCCTAATATTTCTCAAGAATTAAAATTAGTGAGTCCGACCGAGTATCCGCGACCCACGTCCCGAGACGATACTGTATCGGTGGATACTCACCACAGCACCACGGGCAATTTTAGTTTACTTGACGAAAACGAAAAAGTCAATAACAAGGACTTGGCTTATTCTGGACACGGTGAAGAGCCGACAGGGGAAGGCGTTGAGCGACTGGGGCGGCCTGTTACACGGCGGGAAATTATTAATACCGTCAACGATTTGTTTGACCAACGTGTAAAATCGGGACGGCTTGGTAAGCGTAAAGACGTTCTTGGTTGGTATAACCGCATGACGGAAGTAATCCGTACTCGTAATTTTGGCGATATAAATACGCTTATGCATGAGCTTGGTCATCACGTAGACCATAAGAACGGATTCAGCATTGACCCGAAGTTTAATGCCGAATTTTCCAAGGTTGTACATGAACGTTTTGGCAATGTGTATGACAAATTAGGCGATGAAGGTATCCGTAAAGAAGGGTACGCCGAGTTTTTTCATGATTACGTAAGCGATAGAAACAAAGCAAAAGCCGACTTCCCGACATTTTACGACCATTTTACGGAACGACTGGCAAGGGACAAGGAATTAAACGGAGCGATTAACAAGCTGTCTAAGGTTACGCATGAATGGTTTAAGCAAGCACCCGAGGAGCGAGTAAAGGGGTCTATTTCGTTCGATGATGGAAAACTGTCTACGAGAATCAAAGACATTTCCGATAACGGCGGGTTTAAAGAAAAGCTTTCTGACTTAGGGCATAGCTTGTATACGCATACCGTTGACGAACTGCACCCGTTCGAACAGCTAATGAAAGAAGTAAACAAGCAAATCGGCAAAGAAATACCCTTTGAAAACGACGTATATAAACAGGCGTGGTTATTCAGAGGTGCGACGGGTAAGGCTCAAGCTCTCGTTGAATTTGGTGATAAGTCGGCGGGGGTTAAAGGGCTTAAAGCTATACTAGAGCCTATTGGGATTAAAGAACGTAAAAACTTTAGTGCTTACCTTGTGGCCAAGCATGATTTAGACTTCCATGCGAACGGGCAAAAGGCTACATTCTCTAAAGCTGAAGACGTGGCAACTTTGCGTAAGTTTGAAAAGAACGAAACATTTAAAAAAGCCGCTGACGAATTACAGAAATATCAACGGCACTTATTACAACAGCTTGTTAAGTCGGGCATGTTAAAGCCTGAAATATACGCCGAACTTGTCAAAAAGTATCCGAATTACGTGCCGTTCTTCCGCGACTTTAAAGCGGAAAGCATGGATGGATTCCTTGCAAGCAGTAAGGGATTTATTAACGTAGCAAGCCCTATTAAGAGATTCAAAGGGTCAACACGGGATATTATTGATCCGCTACAAAGCATTTTACGGAATACGTACCAGTTTACCAACGCCATTGAACGCAATAAAGTAGCTCAAAACTTTGCGAAACTTGCCGATATTCACGGTATGGGGCGTATTGTTGAACAGGTTAAAGAGGGTTCGGCAAGGGCAACGGACAATACTTTTACAGTATGGCAACGTGGCCAAAAGGTAGTATACGAAACAACCCCCGAATTAAAAGCGGCGTTAGAAATGAGTGACAAAAACGCAAGCAATTTGCTTGTAAGAATCATGCAAACGCCCGCCAGTTGGTTAAGAGCCGGGGCAACGTCTACGACAGGGTTCGCATTAGCTAACCTTGTACGAGATAACGTAAGTGCGGCAATCTTTTCTAAGCATGGGTATTTACCTGTATTTGATACGCTTAAAGGCGTTTCGCAATTCATTAAGAAAGGCGAATTGTATCAAGAATACTTGCGTTCCGGTGCTTCCGGTGCGGCCATGGTTTCGCTTGACCGTGACTATATGGGCGGTCAAATCCGCGAAATCCTGAGGAAAGAACCGACATGGCAGAAGGTTGTAAAGAATCCTATCGAAGTAATGCGGGCAATCTCCGAAGCGTCCGAAATAAGTACCCGTCTTGCCGAATACGACAACGCTCGGAAAGGGTATACGGGTCTTGCCAATAGGCTTTTTGGTAGTGAACGTAAATCACTCACACCGCAACAAGCTGCCCTTGAAGCCCGTGATATTACTATCGACTTTAGTCGTATAGGGAAGAACACCAAGACAGCTAATAGGGTTGTGGCGTTCTTTAATGCGGCTGTTCAAGGGGCTGACAAGCTTCGTAGAGTGTGGAAGGAAGACCCTGTAGGGGCTTCTATTCGTGCTACTTTGTTCGTAACTATTCCTACCGTTGCATTGTGGCAACTCAATAAGGATAACCCTGAATATCAGGAACTTCCGCAATATGTCAAGGATACATATTGGATTCTTCCGAGTGGTGACCACTTAATTAAGATTCCTAAGCCGTTCGAATTAGGCGTATTATACGGAACAAGCGTTGAACGCATGTTACAGTGGATGGACGATAAGGAACACGGAAGAAAGGGAATAGGCTTTAAGGGGTACGGCGAACGAGTAGCCGACGTGCTTACGCCGAGTGTTATGCCGACGGCGTTTATTCCTATTGCAGAATGGGCGGCGAATTACTCATTCTGGCGGCAGAAGAGTATCGTACCGCAAGCACAACAAGACCTTCCCGACGCTTTACAGTATGGTCAAAACACGTCAGCAGTATCGAAGGGAATAGGGTCGCTGTTCAATGTATCTCCGTATAAAGTGGACAACACTATTAGAGGATACGGCGGTAATCTTGCTACGCTTGGACTTACGGCGATAGACGCAGCCACAGGCGAAACCGCAAACAGACCCGCAAAACGTTGGTATGAAATGCCTGAAATTAACAAGTTTACTGCAACACCGTATCAAGGAAGTAACAGCGTACAACGGGTATATGATGACTTCGACGAACAAAACAAGCTATTTAATGAAGCGAAGATAACCAAGCAAAAACCTGAAGACTTTGATGTACGCCAATTTGGAAAACTCAAAGAAGCAAGGGAACAGCTTACGAAGCTATCAAGAGCAAGCAAGGCAATTATGAACAACGAGAACATAAGCGGAGAACAGAAGCGGGAGCAGTTAGATCGCTTTAACGTTCTCAAAGCCAATATTGCCCGTAGAGTGTACGGGTACGACAGAGTTAAATAGGGGACGTGACAAACGTCCCTTTTATTATGCAAAGGAGAGGGCAAATGAATTTTATTTTTGATACGCTTTCACACACATGGGAAACGCTTACGACCAACTTTATTTTAAAAGCCGCATTGAGTGCTGCGGGCGGCCTTGCCTTATGGCTTATTGGCATTCGTCATGTACAGATACTTGGGATTTTTATTATCTTGGTATTCGTTGATTTGCTCACGAAATGGGCGGCTATAGCCTATCAAATGCTAATTGACGAGTATCAGTATAATCCTGAAGAAATTGCGGTTTGGGAAAAGTATAGAGCCATTCCCATAGCATTCGAAAAGAAACTTATTTCAAGCCGTTACATGCGTAAAGGCTTTGTACAGAAGGTGTTATCTTACGTACTGGCCACATTCGCGGCGGTATTACTTGACGAAATGAGCGGACAACGCAAGTTTGCCGTTTCTCTTGTATGGCTATACTTGGGTTCTAGTGAGTTTCTTTCTATTCTCGAAAACCTTCGGGACGGCGGCAATGTAATGCTTGGGAAGTTTTTAGATCTAGTAAGAACGAAGATTGAAAACAAGGTAAAGTTTTAGAAAGGAGATTATTATGAGAGGAATTGACGTAAGCGAAAACAATGGATTAGTAGACTGGGGAACAGTAGCGGCAAACGGCTATCAGTTCGCAATTATTCGACTGGGTTACGGCCGAAATACGCTTGATAGTTGCTTTTATGACAACATAAACGGAGCGATTAATGCGGGTCTTAAGGTTGGTGTATACCATTACTCTTACGCTTTAGATGAAGACGCGGCCAATCAGGAAGCGGACTTTGTTTTAAACACGTTACAAAGCTCCGGGCTTACACCTGATAAATTACCGCTTGGCGTTTGGTATGACATGGAAGACGCTGACGATTATAAAGCCAACAGAGGAATGCCGAGCAATCAAGAGTTAACGAATTTCTGTAGTATTTTCATTAATAAATTGTGGAGTGCCGGATACGCAAAAACAGGGCTGTACGCAAATATTGATTGGCTAGAAAACTATCTATATCCCGAACAGCTTGGCGGGTGCGGCTTGTGGGTTGCTCATCTTAACCCCTA